TTTCGCCCGACACATAGAAGACCTTGCGTGTGTCCCCTGCCTCGGATGAAATCAATGCATGAAGTGGCTTGCCGTGTTTCTCGACAAATTGGAAAAGCACAAGCGTGTTGCCCTTGGTCGAATTTGCCAACTTGGAAATCAACTTGTTCCGTGCCTCGCAGCAGACTATCCATTCGATCTCTTCCTGATACTGTATTCCCGCGATTGTCTTGCAGACTTCATCGGGATAGGTCAGGAGGATGCAGTCGATCTCAAGGTTGGAAAGAAGTTTCTTGTCGATCAATTCCTTGGTCGTGGTGACTTGCTTCACGGGACCAAACAGCCCTTCAATTGCCAACTTGTGTGTCTGCGTACCGTCAAGAGTTCCCGTCAATGCGATGCGATAAGGGCAATCGACCAACTTGGACATGATGCTCGTCAGGCTTGCGGCCTTGAACAAATGTGCTTCGTCCCCGACCACGGCACCAAACTGATCGAAGTAGTCCTTGGGCAACTTGTAAATAGACTGCCATGTCGTGATGACGATCTGCTTTGTCGGATCGTCCTTCTCCTCGCCACCGTAGACCTTGTGGCAATGATCCTCTGCCGTCCATCCGTTTGGATCGTTCGTGGCATAGTCCTTGAAGTCATTGAACAACTGAGTGACGAGCGAAATGCTCGGAACCACGATCAGTACTCGCTGCTCCCTAGCCGCAAGCAACTGCGAATAAAATCGAGACAAGACATAGATGATGAGGCTCTTTCCGCTTGCAGTCGGAGAAAGCAGCAGGCATCGATTGCTGTTGAGTGCATGGTGAATCGCATCCACTTGATGTTCATGTGGATCAATCGATTGTCCTTGTGCGGACAGATTCAAGTTCTTGATGATCTTGCTGACGCATTCCTCCCGTGTGCAGGGCTCCACGGGGTTTATCAACTTGCGGTCAACCGTCAGGTGATACTTGCGTTCCTCGCAGAACTGTGCAAGGTAATCCAACAGACCAACATACAGCAGTCCGTTCCTTGGGTGGAACATCCGTATCTTGCCGTCCCAATGTCGATTGCGGAAAGCAGGGGTGAACCGTGCATTGGGTACTTCGAAGGTGAAGTACTCCTGAATCTCACGGGCTATCGCAGGTTCGCATGACAGACGAACATGAACAGTATTGTGCCGATGAACGATTACTTCAGGCATCCCATTATTTAGGGTGCCCAAACCAGGTTGATTCAGACGATGCCGTTGGTGAACTTTCGCCATTCGATTGAATTGCGAATCACCCAATGTCTCTGTGATATTCCCTTCAGCACGGACTCCAGATAATCCACCTTCTCCTCCTGATATTCTATCTTCACCCGCAGGGCAGACAGATCGGGATCGGAGTCCATGTAGACATCCAGATCGTTTCGTAGTATCCGCGACTGAAACGGCTGCCACCCGAGTTCTGTCAGTCGTTCCTGAGACATCTTTCCCGTATAGTACTCCCACTTGTCCTTCCTCAATGTCCTGTAGTCGGACTGTGCCTTGCGAAGGACAAGTCTCTCATCATGGAAGATGACGAGATACTTATTGTGAAGTTGCGGAATGCGAGTTGACTCATTGCCAAGTTCCGTGTCATCGATGGCCAAGTCTTTTTCGGCCATCTCCTTGATCTTCTCAAAGTTCATGGTGAGAACAGTATAACACCCCACACAACAAAGTCAAGGAGAAACGGTCTTGATGCTGAATGCCGACACGGCAAATTTCAATGTTGCGGTCAGCGTGTTGATATCGGTGACATCGCTAGCAAAGTCTATGCCAGAGAGTTCTGTTGGAATCAGACCTTCGAAATTGATTCTTCGAATCGGATTCTTCTTGTTGGATAGGAGAATCAGAGTTCCTTCCTCGTTCGCTCCTTCGTTGTACTTCTGGTCAGCAACGAATTCCGTGTAACCAGTATTCTCAAGCATCCACTTGACTATGGAGTGATAGTTTGAGAAATCCTCATTAATGATAAACTTGATTGTTAGGGTGCCATAACCAATAGTGGCATTGGGGAACTTCACGGAAGGTCCGAACATGAAGTCAGACGCAATAGATTCCTTGCTTGTTTCGGGCAGGGAAAAGTCCTGAATGAAGTAGGTAAAGGACGGTATCTTCCGACACATGAACAGAAAATTTGTCGGGATCGTTGTGTTCGTGTTCAGCGGCGTGGAACATGCAGCACCGAAAGAATCACGATCTGCGATTCCGTAATCCTTGCCTGTCAGACCCTTTTCGTCAAGTATGCTCATGGATTGAGTAGAGATTCGTAGGTGTAATAGGTGAAGTTCATGGTCACCGTTGCAACCAATGGTGTATTCTCGGTTTCGTTTGCCTTGTAATTCAGGTCACTTATTCCTGTGGGGAAGAGTCCACGGAAGGTGATGCGGAAGACGGGATTCTTGCGATTGCTCAACACAAGCAGATATCCTTCCTCGGACATCCAGTTTCGCCATGCAACTTGGCTGTAGTCATTGAGTCCAACGCATTGACGGAACCACTTGGCCACCTCGTCATAGTTTGAATAGTCTTCGTTGACGAGAAAGCGAAAGGTTGCATCCCCGTGACTGATAGATTCGCTCTTTGCCTTCAGGGTATTCCTGCCACCAGGAAAGCCTGTTGGCACATTGATCGTGGGATTAGACCAACCCGGCAACGATACACCCGTGCAGAAGTACACCATGTTTGGTATCCGCTTGATGCTGAACTTGTAGTTCGTCGGAGCGGTTAGATTGGTATTCGTCGGAGTGGAACAAGCAGCACCCAACGGACCTTCATCGGGTATTTCGTAGTGCATGGAACCTCCGAACTATTTAGTGAAAAAGAACAGGAGCGGATTTCTCCGCTCCCATTCCAAGTGTGGGGGTAACTTGTCGTACCGTACTTGTATCAGAAGAGGTTGTTGACCTTGACGATACGGTAGTACTGGTTGCTACGAGCAGCGTTGGCATTGTCCACATCAGCGATTGGCGAGTTGTCGTTGCCAATGATGAAGGGGTTGTTGACCATGCCGTAGCGAGTCTTGAAGCCGATCTTCGGCTGGAAAGACTGCTCACCGACTGCACGGACCATCTGTAGCGGCACATAGGGGCAGTAGAACATACCAGCATCGTATGGGCTGGAACCCTTATAGCCGACACAGAAGAAGTCCGAAGCGAGTGTCGATGAGTAATACGGATCGATGTAAACACGGAGGCGACCGTTGAGAACACCGGCGAAGGTGTTGCCCGTATCGTCCACCTGAAGGTTGGTGCTGAGAGCCGGAGCATAGTCAAGAACGCCCGACATGGCCAGAGCCGAAGCAACATCCGACGAGCAGAGGACGAAGTTGCCCTTGCCACGACGAGTTTCCTTGGCGATCTGGTTGCACTCACGCTCAATCTGGAACAGCAGACCCTTGAACTTCTCAACCGACCAACGACCGTTGGAATCGACATTGAGATCGAACACTCCACGGGTCTGTGTCGTGCCAGCCTTAGCGCCCAACTTGGCGTTACGGTAGATGGTGCGAACAACCTCGCGGTTGATCTCAGCCAGAATCTCGCTCGAAAGAATGTTGGCGAGTTCTGTCTCGGCATCAAGACCGTGAATAGCCTTCAGGTCTTGGGCGAGTTCCATCGTGTACTCGGCCTTCAGGGCACGAGTCTTGGCAGTTACCGTGGTCTTCTCGATGCTGAATGCCATCTGAGCGAAGGCATTGTTAGCAGCATCACCAAGAGCCTCACCCATGAGGGTGGTCATGGCACGGCTGACAGCCGACGAATCGGCAACGCCATCAGCCAGCGAGGCATCAGCAGCACCGAAGAAGGGATCAACGCCCGGACCCTGCGTGAGGCCACCGGTGTAACCAGCGCCGGTGTAGGACGGTGTGCCACCCGAACCACCAAAGCGAGTGTCGGCCTCTTGGAACAGAGCCTCGGCACCAGTCTGGCTGTTGTAACGGCTGCGGAGGGCGAAGATAAGCCCAGTCGGGCCGCTCATCGGCTGAACGCCGCAGATGTCATAGGCGATCAGGTTCGGCATTGCACGGCGAACGAGGCTGATGAGGATCGGATCCCACTTAGCCACATTGCCGGTCGAATCGCCGGGGAGGTTGTTAGAGAGGTTGGTGGGAGCGGCTTCCTTGAGGTACTGCTCCTGATTCTCAAGGAGTTGAGTCGTGACGGTCTTGCGCCACGAATCCTTGATCTCAGGGAGGTCAGCGTGTTCAACGATGGCCTTCCACTTCTTCTGTAGTGCTTCGGAAATTGTCAAGTCCATTTTTGTCTCCTGTGACAGGTTAATTTTTGATTGAAAGTGCTAACTGAATTTACTGACTCATTATTTAGAAATCAACTGTTTTTGATCACTTACGATTGAGTCGCGAGAGTGCCTTTGCGTACACACTCATCGACTCGCTGATGGTTTCCTTTGGCTCGGCAGCAACATCATCACCGTCGATGCTGTCGCCAACTTCATCCGAAGCCTCAGCAACTGTCTCTTCGCCGCCCTCCGAGTCTGTCTCGGTCGAGCCAACGCCGAAGTAGGACTCGCGGATGATTTCCAACTTGCTGCGGTAATCATCTTCGCTTTCGAAGGCTACGCCCTCGGCCAACTTCTTGAAACGCTCCTTCTGCGTATCGGCAAGACCATCGCATTGTTCGTCAAGGATGTCGCTGCGGCGCAACTGACCGACAGTCTTGGACATCTCGACATTCTTCTGAATTTCTTCGTTGAGTTTGCCGGTGAGTTCTTCGACCTTCTCGGCCATCTCATCGACAAGATCAACCTTGGAAGCAGGAACTTCGATGTTGTGCTGTAGGAAGAGCGAACGAAGACCTTCGATGAACTGCTCGGTGACTTCGTTGCGAATGCCCTTCTCCACGGCGAGGCGGTTCTCTTCCATCCACTCTTCGATTACATAGGAGAGGTAGGAATCCAACTGCTCGGTCAACTCGTTCTTGATCTGCTCCTGTGCGGACAGAAGACGAGTCTCGAATTCAGTCTCAAGTTCCTCGGCAATGGCTTCGATGCGCTCGTTGACGGCGGTTTCGAAGATTGTGGAAGCCTTGGTCTTGAACTCTTCGCTGAGTTCTTCGCCGTTGAACATGGCATCCATGTGTACGGCAACATCTTCCTTGGCCATACGCTTCTTGTCCACATTCTTCATTTGCTTCTCGTTGGAAGCAACATCGGCATCACCCTCGACATCATCGGTGTCGATTGGCTCAGGGATGATTGCACCCTTGCCTGTGCCGTCCTTGTAGAGTCCCTTGTACTTGGGGGACTCCTTGGGGAGGGAAGCAGCACCAACGGCAGCACCCTGACCCATTTGCTTGGCAGCAGCCACATTGGACTTCTGCTTGGATGCGGAATCTGTGGCCTCTTCGATGGCTTCGTCAGCCTCGTTGGTGGCCTCGTCGGTCTGCTCTTCGGTTTCGAGGATTTCCTCTTCGAGGATTTCCTCTACTTCGTTGTTCTTGAATGAGTCCATGAACTCTCTCCTTGATTAGTGAGGGTGCTTGTTATTTATACTTTGGTTAAAGTCCCCGGAGGAACTTATTGAATGCGTTTATCTTGGCTTCTTCCAACTTGCGGGAGTTGGTTTTCAAAATGTCCTTCTTGATCTGTACTATGTCCTTTTCGACCAACCGTCCGCTTTCCCATACCCATTCCTTGCCTTCCATGATCCCACGGACAAATGCCTCGGGAGCCGATGGATCGGCAACGATGTCTGCTGCTGTTGCAAGTTGGAAGTCATCCTTTACGACATTGACTCCATTGCGCTCTTCTAGGGAACCCATTCCACGGCTAGAAACACCCAACTTTGCACCCTCATCAATGAGGTTTTTTACAATCTTGCCGTATGGGGTGTCCATGATCTTGGCCTTGCCCATGAAGTTCTTGCCTTCACAGCGAAGTTCGGTGATCATGTGGCTGACTCTCTCAAGATTGATGGTCGGACCCTCGGGGTGGCCCAACTCACCGAAAGCCCGCTTCTGCTTGACAAACTGCTCGTTGTACCGCTTTACTTCCTTCATCAAGGTTTCAATCGGATAGCGGCGCTTGTTGCGGTTGGTGATGTCCCCTTGCAGGAACACGCCTTCGATGTAATAGTTCTTCTGTCCGGGAGCAGTCTCCTCGGTCAGGACTTCGATGCTTTCGTTTAGGTCGCAGAACAGTTTCATTTGTTGGTATGCTCCGTTTGTTTAGAAGGCTGTGAATTCCAAATAAGCCGTCACAACGGTGGACGCAGGGACATTGACCGAGAAGATTCCGTTTGGCGTTACTGCGTTGTTTGGAACCGTCATACGATCAAAGTTGACTTCCGTGGTTCCCGGTGTCAGGACATATGCGTTGCCGGGAGTTCCGCCCAAGAACTGCAACAGGCAGGAAGAACCGCTGAGTCCATAGTGGATTCTCGACAGGCAGGCAGAGGAATTGGTGATGTTTGGATCGTTGAAGTCGGGATAACCGCCGGGTTGGGTGAACGCTGGACCGCTGATTCCAAATGTTATTCCACCGGCGGTATCTCCAATGACGGAAACCACGCAACGATTCTTGGTCTTCACGATGTAGTTGAATGAGTTGGCCATTATTCAGTCTCCTTGGTCTTTTCTAGGCAGAACTGAATTGCTGCCTCATGCGATTTCTTGCTTTCGATGACCATCATGCGAAGAGCAGCCTGATTCTCCCGATGGTCAAGTTGGTCATGAATTGAAACGATCTTTCTTGCATTGTCGGGAGAAAGACGAACCAAGTCTCCGTTCATCAGTCGAAGAGTGTGGTTCTTGTTCTCCTTGACGATTGAAGCAAGGGTCGAAATCACCTTTGCGGTCAACTTGTCAAGTCTGCGAAGTTCCTTGAAATTGTTCAGTTCCTCGCGAAACTCATCCATATGACCGGAATCTCTCGCCTCAACACACAACTTCACACCATCTACCGTGGTAGTTTTCAGGCCACCCGGCATTCTCGGCAAGAGATAGCCGATTGCCTCATCAAGGACTTCCTTGCTATTGAAGTTGAATACTGACTTGGGCATCAATCGTTTCCCTTGTAGTTCTTCTTGACATAATCGAAGAACTTCTTCTTTTGCTCGGGGGTCTTGAGATCGGTGGGGCTTGAGATTCCAAACTTCTTCATGGCTACCTTGAAGAAACGCTCGTACTCTTCCTTGTCGCCCTCGCGAACCGTGATGTTTTCCTTCTTAAACATCGACTTGAATTCGTCAAGAACACCTTCGGTCACGGTCTTTCTGAAGAACGGATGTTGCTTGCCCGTGTCGATTGGTTGCGGAATGAAGGCTCCCTTACCGCTGCCGTCATCATAGATTCCGGCAAACTTGTTTTCCTTGTTTTCCACAGCAGGCTTTGTCTTCTCCGAACGCAACTTGCGATACTGTTCGATTCTCGCAACGGTATCACGAACAATCTTCGTTCTGCCGTCAAGATCGACCTTCTCGGCCAATTGCCCATCTTGCTGCACCTCTTCCTTCTTTGCAGCGCCACTTTCCATCTCGATGTATTCCTTAGTCATTTCCATGGCCTTGCCCATGCTCGGGAAGAAATTCCAACGAACACCGTCGATGTATGCACGGATCGGACGGGAGAACCCAAGGCCGACTTGCTTCAATTCGACAACTTTCCCGTTGTGATTGAAGGTCTTCATCAGGTATTCCTTTTCCTGATTTGGATCAAGCCCTCCGTCAGCAGCCTTCTTTACTTCAAAGCCGCCGGGAACAGGCTTTAGCGATCCGATGTCAACGCTATTGTCAGCAACAGCAGCGATCTGCTTCTGCATGGTTTCAAGTTCCTTGGGACCAAGGACATTCTTCTTGACATCGACCGCCGCCATCTTTGCCTTATTGGCCACGACCATCGACTTTGCTTTCTGCATTTCGATTTTTGCCTTGGCGGGATCGACCTTGAATGCATCGGGCTTCTTTGCAAATCCTTGTGTAGGGGGAGCAGAAGGAGCGATTACATTGGCTTCAGAAACAACGGACTTTTCACCAATCATCTCCTTGGCAACTTCAGCCTTTCTTGCCTGCAATGCGGTGAAAAGACGGTTGTTCAAATGCTGAGAAAGGGCGGACTTGAAGGAAACAGCATCCTTTTCGTTGACCGAATCAAGAGCGTTTGAAAGATGATTGATTTCCATTTGCGTTCCTTATACAATTCCTGGTTCGTTGGACAGGGTATAAAGCCCGCTGTCCCTCTCTTGAGCCATCTGCTTGTCCATTTCCGCAATCTCGCCTTCGGTCATGCCAAGCACCTGAGTGCGGACCCAATAGTGAGAATAATACTTACCTATGTATTTTTCAACATCGTTCAGTTCGCCGTTGCGTTGCTTGCGGAGTTCGGCGTTCTTGGCCTCCACATAGTATGAATCCTTAAGGTAGTCAAGGAACATGATCTCCTTGATGTTCGGCCATTCGTCCTGCGTGATGACATTCTTGAGCAGCAACTGCTTTCGGAGCAAGTCATAAATCAGTTCGTTGAACTTGCTGCGTAGACGGGTCACGAACTTTGAAAACTTGAGTTCATCGCGGTTTATTTCCGACGAACGACCAAGGGCAATTCCCCTGTCCTGTTCCAAGCGACTCACGGGCACATTCAAAGCACGGTAGAGTTTCTTCTGGAAATACACGATATCTGCAAGTTCACCGAGGTTCTGCGCTCCCGATAGGGTGCTGATCTCGGTTCCCTTGCTGCCTTCGCGACGAGGAAGCCAATAGTCCTCAAGCATGGAGAGGAACTTCTTGTCATCGCGAATCTCGCCTGTGGTTGCGTCATAGACCAACTTGTTGCGATATCGGTTCATGATGTCCTTGACATAGGCTTCAGCCTTTGTCTTGGGAAGGTTTCCGACATCGATGTAGAAAATCCTGCGCTCAGGTGCCCGGGAGATGCGATAGATGACTACGGCATCTTCCATCATTCGCAACTGATTCAGGGGCTTGATTGCCTTATGCATGAATCCCACGGTGCGACGATAGCGGCTGTCAAACAGACCAGAAGAGCAGAATGCGATTGCATCGTCGCTGATCTTGATACCTTGCGCCGATCCCACACGGGGATTGTCCTTGTTGTAGAGGTAGAAATCGCGGAATCCCGTGATTAACTTGGTTCCATCAGGACGGGTTTCCTTCTTGAACTCACGGATCTTCTGAATGTTCAGGGGATCAACATAGCGAAGTTCAAGGATTCCCTTCTCTGGCTTCTCCTCGTCAACGATGATGTGAAAGTAAATCTTTCCATCAACATACCAACGGCGAAAGACTTCATACCCCTTTGTATCAAAGGACATCAACCGAAGAAGATTCTTGAATTCTTCCTCAATCTTATTCTTGATTTTTGGCGAAATGGTCTTGTCGTTTATGAATGCCAACTTGATCGGCATCTTTCCCGGCTCGGTCACAATGGCCTCGTTCACGATGTCATCGACGGCGATCTCGCAGATCGGGTCCATGGACATTTCGCGATACTTGGCAACCAGTTCAAAGTCATTGCGTACAGAACCGTCAAGATCGACATATTGCCCGTAGAAGCCACCAGCCTCCACCGGAATGGCACCGTCATCCGTAGTTGGGACTACGAATGACTTTAGTGCCTTGAAATCGCTCTTCTGCTTCGGTGACCGTTCAAGTTTGAAGCCAAACAACTCCATAGTTTAAATCTCTCCTTGTTGCCTGACTATCAGGTGGTTGTTCCGACTAGTTCGTAGTATTGATACGACAGATCGACTTGGAACTCCGAAATCGAATTCTTTGCTTCGAAGGACAGGTTCACTTCTCCAACGGTTGCAGGATAGCAGCCGATGAACTTGTAGGTGCAGATTGCGTTTCCTTCGCGAGTGAGGGGCTGTACGGACCAGTCCATCAAGAAGGAATTGAAGTTGTTGGGACCAACATTGCTTGCATAGGTGTTGATCAGGTTCGACCAAGACTCGAATGCCTTGCGAAGGTTGTAGGAACCATCGTTGTAGACATTGATTGTCCAGTTGTCGAAAGTCCTGTCAGCCGGGAACTTCAGGGTACGACCCATGAAGTTGGCTGTCCCCTCGGACATCTTGGCAGCCGGAATCTTGGCACCCTTCGTCAGGAAGGTGATCTGACCGTTTGCATTTCCATTGTTTACCAACCCACCAACCGCAGACACGGCACCGGCAGCAGCAGTTCCGAAGATTGCTCCTGCAATTCCTGCCGCAGCATTGATCGAACGGCTTCCGCCATTTGGGAATGAACCCGTGACGAGATAAAGGTTGTCTCTCGCTCCACCATTGATAAGGTTCGCTCGGAAAGCGTCTAGGCTGAATTGGCTATATGCCATCGATGTGTCTCCTTTGCCTTATTTATCGGTTATCATCCACCTACTTCGGTGAACGATACTCCGGTCTTAGTGGCGATGAAATTGAGTTGGATGAAGTTGATGCTACGGGCAGGCTTGACGAAGATGTCAGCGACGAAGCGGTTGCTGTCGATGACCTCCGAAGTGTTGTTGGACTCGTCGCACTTCACCAAGAAATCGGTGATGCCACGGCGGCTCTGAACATCACGGAGGAACGGCTCGATCATCGAACGGAACTGCGACCGTGTGAAGGCATCGTTGAATTCGAATAGGCTGTACTTGGCAGCCGTTGCGATGGCCTTCTCAAGGACGATGAACAGACGACGGACATTGATGCGGTCAAATGCCGAGGGCTTGGTCTGTGCGGTCTTGTCGCCGTACAGAAGGGTTCCCTCACCGGGCAGGGTAATCACGGGGTTGATGCCGTAACTATAAAGTTCGTCACGGTGGGTCTTGTTTGGGTTATAAGCAAGACGAATCGTGTTGCGAATCACGCCACGGTTGAATCCGGCGGGGCTGTACCAAGGATCATTGGTCAGGTCGGTACGGACGCACAGACCGGCGATGTCTCCGTTCAGCGGGACATAGCGGTAGGAATCATTGTAAGAATCGTACTGATACTTGAAGCCCGTGTCGATGACCG